GGTGAAGGCCTCCTGAGGTAATTCATTTAGAATTTCCTCAAGGGCTGCCATGCGGATGGCACGAGACGTCTCGTCCTCCGCAGGGTGACTCCTTCCAATAGTGGTTAAAAACTTAACCTTGGACTGGAGTAAGACCAAAGGGGGGGGTGTCCCCGCCCCTCTGGTCTGTGACAGGATCCCGACGAGATAATCTCGCCTGGGACCTGCCGAGCCGCTCGCACGTTTCCAAACGTTGACGAGCTGCCTGCACCAGGGGTGGACTTCTTGTTCCATATCCCCTAGCGCTAGTTCAAGATCACCCTTCATGGCGTGACGCTTGAACCACTTGCGTGCCTGCTTCAGCTGGCTATAGCAAGTGTTGATGGTGAGTGCCTTCTCGGTCATTTCACCATCTAGAAACTCGTCCGTCAATAAGACAGCGATGTTTCCTAGGGTGTACATGTCAAATCTTTGCCATGTCCACACCTCTTCGGGATAACAGAGGTACCTCTGTAAAAATATCCCGTCGACGGTCTTTAACATCTCTAAGAGACGCAAAGACCGTGCTCGCTTTGATGCCTTCGTGGATTCAAAGAGAGCTTCGACAGTAGCGGACGGCATGTCCGGGTCTGTCGCTCCACTCAGGAACCGGTTTAGCCGATACCTGAGTTTTCGACACCAAGTCTTGTAAGGAGAATTGGTATCGTTACACATACGTCTGAGGGTGTGTCCCCAGTGTGTGTGTTCGTAGATCAAGTGCAGTTTGCACTCATGACTACGTATATCTTCAAAGCGAATTTTCGACTTTGAGGATGACTCCCACCTGGGCCCTAAAAGCCGTGGTGGGAGAGGGTCCTGGAGACGTATCACGTCTCCAGACCAGACGACTAGCTCGGGATGTTCGTCCCGTAGCTCGCCGAGACGATAACCTGCGTGGATTTTCCACGGGTCATCGTACTTTATACGGTATCGGGCTGAGTGCCTGAGCCGTATAGTCATCCCTTCTGTTTTCTCTGCGATAACAGAGGGAATGTCGTCAGTCTCAGAGCCGGAGTGCTCTGCGTCTGATTCGATAAGTGCATCGAGTCCCTGATGCGCTATATCGGCCATTCGGGAAGCCTCCGTGAGGACTTCTGCGAGTGAACCGGCGGGTGACAGAAGACCTTCTGTCAAACGCCGTACTGTGAGGTCACGCCGAGCTTCGGCGTCCTCTAGTGAATGTTCCGTTAGGGTAAACCCTGAACGGAGCAGTGACTCACGATTCTTCGTCACAGACGAAGATCCGGAGGTTCTAAGAATCAGGCATGATGGTACCTGTTTCGTAGATAAGTATCTCACCCCACTCGTGTAGGGTTGGAGATCCTTGGGTACAGTGGGTTTCGGAAGATTCCCATTGTACCATAGGGGGAGTTCAGACATCAATCTGAACAACCCCGTATGTTTAAGTGGATTGTAAAGTCCATTAAGCATTTCCTAACTTTGGCTTCCCACTAGAGGAAGACGATTTAGGTTTTTTAACGTAATTGCTCCCCCTAGGGGGCGTTGCGTTGCCTTCCAGGTCACTGCACGTGCAGTGGTCGCTGGAATTAGCTGTGGCATACCTACACGTGTAGACTATGCTCCAGAAAGGTTTGAAAGGCTTGACGGCCGTTCAAGAACCTGTTATAGAAGGACGATTGGAATAATCGATCCCCTATGCGCCTGTTTACTATGTTACACAAATGTAAGACAGGTTTGGTTAGCGGGTCGCCCATGAGGACTCCCGTTACCAGCGTAGTGCTTCTGATATTGGACCCCAGTTCGGGGCGAGGCACTCCGTAGTTTCTCATCACGCCCGTGGCGTGAAAGTAAACTTCGCGCGGTCGGAAACACGTTCTGTGTACGATCGCGCGTAAGAGTTTGGGTATGCCGCATTTGCGCATCCAAGCTCCTCCCAGATCGGCTGCGACTGTGTGTTGCATCTGATCGGTCGCCTCTTTATAATCCGTACTGGACATATAGAGGTGTTTGAAGGTATCCGTCCGTTCGACGTAGCCTTCATAGGGGTTCTCTTCTCGGGAGTCGAGAGAGAACACCATATCTTTAACTTCGTCTGACATCAGACGACAGAAAAGATTCCATCCGTGGTTGGATTTTCCCATCCCGGATGCACTGCTGCGTATCCCTCGTTCAAGGGGTGCGGAGCACAGCTTGTTTACAAGATCGAGTACGATCTTTAAACACGCTCGGGCCTTGGTAACAGTCCTTGCTTTACCAGGCTCCTTCACCATCGTAAGGTAAGCACTCGTTAAGTGCTCCGGTGGTGATCTGAGGACGTGGTCTAGCGATAGCCAGAATACCACTTCCCCGGTCGACTCAAAGTCTTCTACCGACCGGTAGCTTTGAATCGATCCGTCGTCCAGGTCCCGTATGGGTACCTGTTCGCCGATCGGTAGTGACTCCAGGATTTCTCTGGCAGCCTCTATCGTGCCACCCTCTCTTCTGGTCTTTTCCCAGGAGGAGGATGTGCTCACCGTGACTCGCGCTTTAGTCGCTAGTCCGGTGAAGGCCTCCTGAGGTAATTCATTTAGAATTTCCTCAAGGGCTGCCATGCGGATGGCACGAGACGTCTCGTCCTCCGCAGGGTGACTCCTTCCAATAGTGGTTAAAAACTTAACCTTGGA